GTTATAGAGTGAACAACTACCTAACTGATACAGATGCATTCTTTATCTTAACAGACGTACCTAATGGTATGAAAATGTTCACAAGAGCTCCATTGACAACTGCAATGGAAGGTGACTTCGATACTGGAAACGTAAGATACAAAGCTAGAGAAAGATACTCATTTGGTGTATCTGACCCTAGAGGTATTTTCGGTGTATCCGGAGCTGCTTAATAGCTAATTTTTTGTGGCGGGACATAGTCTCGCCACAATCATAAAATAAACGGTGAGATTCATGAAAAAATTTATAGTAAATATTTGGGCGTACGATCATCATGCAAAATTTGATGTGTTGTCCCTAGATAACCCACAATCCTTAGAAGATGCAATCCTTGACAAACTTGGAGAAAATGTTATAAAGTGGGAAAACCTTGGAAATAGTTATAATGACAAGGTAAATAGAATAACCTATGAGGAGGTTATAGATGATACAAGACCTATACAAACAAAAAAGGTCCTTGGAGTTGAAGTGGGAACAGGAGTATCTGGGTAATAATAGGTATACTCTTGAAATGGTCAGAATTGATGACAAAGTAAAAGAAGTCATCACAAAGATCAAGCTGGAAGAAGCAGCTATTGCCCATAGACAGAATTCTGTCGAAGGTGCAGCTCCACAAGTTTCAGTAGCTACTTAATAAAAAGCTACATCGTTGAATAAATTCAATTCACATTACAGGCTCTCTTGCACTCTACTAAAATCTAGTATATAGTTTCGTCACTATACAATTTAATTAGAATACTGACGAGTATAGTCGACGGCCTAGAGACAGTATTCGGAAAACTAGGAGGATAATTATGGCAAAAACTACATTTTCGGGACCGGTAATATCTCAAAAAGGATTTATTAATCTTGGACCGAGCATGACAGTAAGCTTAACAGCTGATACAACTTTAAATGTTAAAGACCACGCTGGTAAGATTTTACTTACAAATGATGCTGATGGTAAATTCACTTTACCAAGTATCAAAACTACAGCAGACGGAGCTTCAGCTGGACCAGACGCAGATCCAAACAACGTTGGATTTGGTAATTCTACACAAAATAATATTGGTGCAACTTTTCATTTTTATGTTGAAACAGCTGCAACTGATATGGACATTTTAACTGATGGTACTGACAAATTTAAAGGTGGTATCATGATAGCTGTAGATGATGGTTCTAAAAAAGCTTTCATTCCAGGTGCAACAAATGATGTTATAACTATGAATGGTTCTACAAAAGGTGGAATCGTTGGTAGTGTGGTATCTATCACAGCGATTGATACTGCTACATACTTAGTCCACAATTCTTTATTGCTTGGATCAGGTACAATAGTAACACCGTACGCGGATAGTTAATAAATAATTAGTGTGGGGCTTCGGCCCCACATATTAATTTTAAGGAGAAACAAATTATGGCAACATCAGACCAACAGTTTTCATGTAGAACTTCTGACGGTAGATTTGGTAAAGCAACAGACGCTTCAGGTTCATTTATTGGACCAGCTAGAATAACTTATATTCAAGTTGAAGGAGTTGCGAACAGTAATGTTAAAATTTACGATGGAACAGATGCAACAGGAGCTTTAGTGTATGAAGCAAATTGTGGAACAGAAGGGTTAGACGTTTATGTACCAGGAAGCGGTATTAGATGTAGAACTGGAATATATTTAGATTTAACTAATACTACTTCTGTCACAATTGGATATACTGGCTAGGAGGTTAAATGGCTAACACTACCTCGGACACTACAACGTTCGATAAAACATTTGCTATTGATGAAATAATAGAAGATGCTTTTGAACGTATTGGATTAAATTCTGTAGCAGGTTATCAGTTAAAATCTGCAAGAAGATCTCTTAATATCTTATTTCAAGAATGGGGTAATAGAGGTATTCACTATTGGGAAATAGGAGAACTTGATCTTGATCTAATAGAAGGACAAGCTGAATATAAGTTTTTTAGATCAAGCGATGATGGCACAAGTGCTACTTCAAATCCAAACGGTGTATATGGAATGTCCGATGTCCTTGAAGCACAATTAAGATCTAATAGAACACAGACAACTCAGTCAGATTCACCAATGACAAAAGTAGATAGATCTACTTATGCAGGTTTTTCTAATAAGTTATCTAAAGGAACACCTAATCAATATTGGGTTCAAAGATTCATTGATCATGTTAGTATTAGTGTTTATCCAACACCAGACTCAACTAATGCATCTAAAGATATGCATTTCTATTACATAAAAAGAATTCAAGATGTGGGAGACTATACAAATGCATCTGATGTGCCGTTTAGATTTGTGCCTTGTATGGTTGCAGGTTTAGCATTTTATCTTGCACAAAAATATCAACCACAAATGGTTCAACAAATGAAATTATACTATGAGGATGAACTAGCAAGAGCGCTTGCAGAAGATGGTTCAGCTTCTAGTACATATATAACACCAAAAGCTTATTACCCAGGAGCATAATGCCAAAATACGCAACAGGAAAACATGCAAAAGCAATTTCTGATCGATCTGGTATGGAGTTTCCATATAAAGAAATGGTTAGAGAATGGAATGGCTCGTTTGTACATGTTTCTGAATTTGAACCAAAACAACCACAATTAGAACCAAAACCTCTTGGTGCTGATGGTGTTTCATTAAGACATGTAAGAACTGATAGAACAGAACCTGTTACAACTGTTTTGATACCAGAAAATGGTTTTCAAACTTATGCTTCAGGTTCCGGTATAATAAATGTATTTGCACCTGGACATGGTTTAACAAATGGAACAACATATTTATTTAGAGGACCACCTACACTATCACCAGGTACTGGTACACCATATAATCCAAATGGAGGTGCAGCTGGTAATCCTGTTTTTGCTTATGCAACAATTCCTAATTTTGATGGAATTACAGGAGCACAAATAGGACAAGGTTCAGGATATGCTGTTACAACAGGAAAATATATTCCTGATACAGGAGACGGAAATCCAGGGAGAGGTACAACTGATTATTTAATTTCAAATTTCTTCTTCTTTACAGTTAACTCAGATACTGCTACAACTGGTAGTGTAAAAGGAGGAGGCTACGGTTGTTCCGTTGGGCCTATAACTATCGAAGGATGATTAAAAAATTTTTAAATTGGATAAAAAATATATTTAAACCTGAAAAGCAAGATCCTCATCTTGTTTTATATGAAGAAGTAGAAGAAACTGCAAAACAAAAAAAGATACGTTTAAAACATAAAGGGGATATTAAATAATGGCTGGTTTAAGTTATAGTGATTTAGTTACAAATATTAGAAATTATACTGAAACAGATTCAAATGTTTTAACAACAGATGTTTTAGAAAATATAATTTTAAATGCACAATATAGAATTTTTAGAGATGTACCGATTGATGCTGAAAGAAAACAACAATTAGGTAATTTTGCAGCAGGTCAAGAATCAATAAATGCACCAGCAGGAGCATTATTTATAAGAGGTATACAGGTTTATGATACAAATGGATCAGCTATTACAGGAGCTAATAGATGGCTAGAGAAAAAAGATATGACTTATCTCCAAGAGTATCAAGATATTACAGGCACATCTGCTGCTCAAGGTCAACCTAAATATTATGCTATGTTCGGTGGTGCAACAGGTAATACCGATACTACATCAGGAAGAATATTTGTAGCTCCTACACCAAATACAACATACAGATTTAGAGTCCATTTTAACAAAATGCCGGATACTTTAGCCTCAGATAATACAACGAATTATATTAGTCTTAATTTTCCAAATGGCCTTTTATACTGCTGCTTGTCAGAAGCATATGGGTATTTAAAAGGTCCGATAGATATGTTGACACTATATGAAAATAAGTATAAACAAGAGATACAGAAGTTTGCTAACGAACAAGTTGGTAGAAGACGAAGAGATGACTACACTGATGGCGCTATTCGTATTCCAGTAAACTCAGCAAACCCATAGGAGATAAATTATGGCAATAACATCGGCAATATGTTCAAGTTTTAAACAAGAACTTTTACAAGGTAAACACAATTTTGCGTCATCTGGTGGCGATACTTTTAAACTTGCATTATTTACAAGTTCTGCTTCTTTGGGTGCAGCAACAACAGATTATTCAAGTTCAAACGAAGTTACAAATACATCAGGAACAGCTTACACAGCTGGAGGTGCAACTCTTACAAGATCAGGAGTTGGTTTAACAGGAACTACAGCGTTCACAGATTTTTCAGATGTAACTTATTCATCAGCTTCTTTCACTGCAAATGGTGCAATGATTTATAATACAACTACAGGAACAGGCACAGGCACGACTGACTCTGTAGCAATTATTGCTTTTGGTGGTGACAAAACAGCAAGTAATGGAACTTTCAAAATAGAGTTTCCTGCAAACGACGCGACAGCCGCAATAATCAGACTAGCATAGGAGGTCGACCATGTCGACGACTTCAGGATGGGGCAGGTTTACCTGGGGCCAAGCTGAATGGAATGAGGACGTAACTCTTAAAACGGGTTGGGGTGCTCAACAATGGAGCGGCGATGGAGGCTGGGGAGATCTTTCAGATCAAACTGTTTCTGTTTCTTTAACCGGTATACAAATTACAGCTAGTGTCGGATCTGTAGATATTCCTGATGTTATAATTACACCATCAAGTTTTGAACTAACATTATCACAGGGCGAAGCTTTTGTTCCTGTAGTTCTTGAAGAAAGTTTATCGGCAACATTCTCAGTAGGTTCATTAACAGTAAATGATGTAACTATGGGCTTAACAGGTCAAGAAATTACATCTGTGTTAGGCACACCAGTTGTAGCTGACATAACTGTTGGAATGACAGGTTTAGATCTTACCTTATCACAAGGTACAGCTTTTGCTCCAAACGATACAGTAATTGTTTCTGGTCAAGAAATGACTTTATCGCAGGGTACTGCAACTGGAACATCTTCACAAGAAGCATCATTAACAGGTATTGAAGCAACATTTACTTTAGGTTCTGTAACTATACCAAATGACACTGTTATTGTTTCTGGTTTGTCTATGGAAACTACTCTTGGTTCTATAGTTGGATTAGGTGGTGCTGTCGCTAATCTAACTGGTATTAGCATGACATCTAGTATAGGGTCTTTAACTGTAGAAGAAGGTTTAGGACTAACAGGAATATCATTTAGTGCTAGTTTAGGAACAATATCATTAACTGATATTACAGTAGGATTAACTGGTTTATCCGCAACAGTTGATGTTGGAGTTACCAATATATTTGCTTATGGAGATATTGACACTGGTTCTAATACGTCGTATAGTAATATTTCAACGGGTTCGAATTCTTCATATTCGGATGTTGCAACTGGATCAAATACAAGTTATAACGATGTAGCAGCGTAGGAGAATTTTTATGGCATCATCATACACACCTTTAGGTGTAGAACTTCAAGCAACCGGTGAAAATGCTGGAACTTGGGGTACAAAAACAAATACAAACTTACAGATAATTGAACAAATATCTGGTGGTTATAC